ATGGCTGTTATATCACTGTATCTTGATAAAAGAAAAAAGACCTCTAAAGAGATCTATCCTATTAAATTCAGAGTGTATCATAATTCTGCGTTTTTTATCTCAACTGGAATGTATGCCAGTCCGGAAGTGTGGGATGGTAAAGCTTACAATAGGAAGGAATTGAATTACAAAGTGAAGAATGTTTCTTTGTCGAACAAATTCAATAAGTTGGAATCAGAATTATTATTGCTTGGAGACAAACTGAAATCCATGAGTGATAGAAGTCTGAAGGCGTATCTGGTCGGTGTGATAGCTGACAAACCAATTGCTTCTGATAATTTCCTTCGTTATTTGGATGAATATGCGCTTTTGAAGGAAAAGAAAAGTACTAGAGATAGTTATATGACTACGCGAATGCATATAGTGAATTTCGATGAATGCGCAACATTTGATACAATAGATAAAAAATGGCTTACTCGGTTTTATCAGTACCTTTCTGACAAGGGATATAAGATCAATTATATAGGCCTGCTTATGAAGAACATACGAACAGTATTTAACTATGCGATTGACGAGGAAATTACTTTGAAGTATCCATTTCGGAAGTTTAAGATAAAGCGAGAACAGACTCGCAAGAGATGTTTGTCGGTTGATGAGTTGAGGCTTTTAAGGGATTATGCGGTTGAACCATATCAAGAGATATATAGAGATATATTCATGTTGATATTTTACCTTATAGGCATAAATATAGAGGATCTGCTCTATCTCACTGAAGATAATGTAGTTAGAGGGAGGATAGAATACTATCGTCATAAAACGGGAAAACTGTTTTCTGTAAAAATGGAACCTGAGGCAAAAGCTATTATAAACAAGTACAGAGGAGACAAGTACTTGCTTAATATAATGGAGGAGCGCAGGAACTATACCAGTTTTACGGCTGCGATGGATCGAGCTTTAAAAGAAATAGGTGAAGTCAAAAAGAGTAGGCAAAAAAAGATTAGGAAGCCTTTATTCCCCAGTCTGTCCAGTTACTGGGCCCGCCATTCTTGGGCAACTATTGGAGCAGAACTAGATATACCTAAAGAAACATTGTCTGCCGGCCTTGGGCACGAAGTCGGATCAAGTATAACATCTATATATATAAAGTTTGATCGTAAAAAAGTAGATGAGGCTAATCGTAGAATTATAGATTACGTAAATGGGAAAAATAAAAAGGGAGCGCAGTAAGCTCCCTTTTTATTAATATTACAAATTTTTCAACCATTTTTTTCCTGATTTAGTCCTGAACCAAATCAGGATGCCACATGCGATAATGGATGTGGCGGTGTACACCATGCTTAAGAAGTCCATAGATTTTATTTTAAAATAATATTAGCTATTCTTGCTAAGAATATAGTAGCTATACATCCGATAATAATCCTATATGCGTCCATTTGGCAATCCGTATAATTGGGCTTTATAGATACTATTCCTCCTACAACAAGTCCTGCAAAAGAAAGTTTTGATAAATCGAAGAAATACGCGGAAAGTTTTTCCTTTCTACTCCTATCCTTCTCTCCTGCTTCTTTTATGCGGTCTAATATACGCATTATTTTTTATTTGATCTTTCAATTATTATATTTTTACTACTTTCTATTTTAACAGCTATGCCTTTAGCTTTGTAGCTATAAACTCCTCCGCTACTTATACGGTTGGCGGTTACTTGGTAATTGATTAGAGCATTTGCACCGTATTTTTTAGCTGATTCTACCATCGCTTCGGTTGCATGATCAATTGTAGGGACATAAATTATATCTCCATTTGACCTCTCAATGGTAGGAAGGCTAGATATTGTAGTATTCTTAGTCTTCTTTCCGGTATAAAAGCTCATTTGTATCTCGGCGACAGGAATATAAGATGCTTCTTTGATATCAGTCCCTGTTGGATATATAAAAAAGCCGGATTGTACATACTTCGTGTAGTCTGAAACGTATGAATATTCTGCGTATTTAGGGCCGCATGCCGTCATAACCAATGACAGAATTGCCAATGCAATTCCTTTTTTACTTATTTCCATAATGTAAACGTTTAAGTGGGTATTACTTGCTGTGTTTTAATCTATTATAGTCTTTTAAATTAAAATATTCCTTAGAGGTCTCGTCCCCAGTACAAATGATCAATTTTAAAAATGAATCATTTGGTGGTCTTAAATTATCTAGCTTCCCTGTTTTGGCGTGGCTATATAACTTCATGTTACTTTCTACTCCTAAATTATTGAGTAAATTTTCTTTTTGTATTTGCCCAGCTATCTTTAAGTCAGCCAAAGCCTTAAACAAGGTGTCATCAATGTTCATATGTATTAAATTGGTCTGATATGAACAAAGTGGATCGCCGTTTTGTTCAGGCGTACTTGTCTGATTTCAATTGTCTTTTTAAATCTTTTATTTCATCGTATAACGCACCGCACTCTAAAGCTCTATCCTTAAGCTCGGCGGCAGTTTGTCCGAATAGGTTTACTATTGATTCATACTTCTCCATGCTTACATATTGACTTTTATCAAAATTATCGTTAATATTTTCGGAATCATTTTTAGTCATTATGCCTTCTCCTCTAAGAAGCCATTCGGCGGATACATCTTTAAATTTATCAAGTAGAATAAATAAAGTTTCGGCGGTAATAGATGCACCTCTATTTATTTGTCGAGATAAGCGATTCTGTAGGGCTGAATCTCCATCAGAAAATTTATTTATACTAATGTTATGGGACAATAAAATCTCATTAACTCTTTGTCTTATAAGTTCTTCCATATAAATTAGTTATTTATTTTGATTCTAAATAATCGTTTTCGATTAAACATTTAAGCGAATTTGCTTGTTATTTAATTGAATTCGATTAATTTTGTATCCGTATTCCAATAACGCAGAATGCAAAAGGACATAAAAAGGGCTGTCACGACATAAGCCGTGATTTTGCTAGCACCAAAATTGTCTCAACGGCAAATATAGTGACTTCCCTTTTAATATCCAATCAGAAAGACGTAAAAGTAGGTTTCGTGGTTGCTACCTACTAACAGGAAAATATAACAGACGGCTCTATTTGAGTACTTATCTAGCAACCACAACAGGATAAGGAAAAAATAGAGCTTTATTTTTTAGATTATGAAAAAACCTCCAATAACAGGCAAGGTTCAGCCAATGTATAAAACATGGTTAAGCAAGACTGAAGCTATGTCATATTTAGATTGCGGTGAAAGACTCTTAGAAGTATTGCGCGGTAAAGGAGAAGTTGTGTTTTCTCAATATGGCAAAAAGATATGGTACAATGCTGCCTCTCTGAATAATTTTCTTGAACGCCATAAACCAATAAAGAATAAAGATTCAATAAAATAAGATTGCGGATAAAAACTAGATTAATTTGTTCATGTCCCACCCCTGTGAAGCGTCTGGTTCATTTTAATAAAAAACTTTTTATAAGGGTTTTCTTGACGAAGACCAACAGTTGAACGGTTCGTGAGAATAGTTCTTCTTTTTTAATCTGAATTCCAATTTAATAACATAAAAAATAGTATAATGAAAAAAAGAAGATTTCCCAAGGAAGTAGCGAGATTTTTCAATCCGCACAAATCATTTAGCAAAAGAGGTACTCATCAATATGAGAAGTCCAAAGAATCAAGTTATGTCATAGCCTATAATGGCGGAGGAACTGCCAGGAAGGTGATGGACGAAAATGGTAAAATAACCTATAAATAAAATCGTATGGCAATGCACATGTTTTTTGAAGTCCGTATCCGTTACGAAAAGACGATGGAGAACGGGCAAAACAAAAAGGTCAATGAACCTTATCTGGTCGACGCTCTCAGCTTTACAGAAGCGGAAGCTCGAATTATTAACGAAATGACTCCCTTTATCTCTGGTGATTTCAAGGTAAAGGCAGTCAAGGAAGCAAACTTCTCAGAGATTTTCTTTTCCAATGAAGAGAGTGCTGATGCCTACTTTAAGGCAAGACTGGCATATGTAACTCTCGACGAACATTCCGGCGCGGAAAAGAAAACCTATACGAATGTCTTAGTACAAGCTGCCGATCTACGCGATGCCGTAAAGAAGCTGGATGAAGGCATGAAAGGCACGATAGCTGACTACAAAATTATCTCGATTGCCGAGACTAAGATCATGGACGTTTACCTATATAAGCCGGAGGAGGAGAAGTGATGAATAAAGCTACTAAAATAGCCATTACAATTATAGCTGCTATCATAGTAATAGGTGGATGTATCTATTCCGGCCAGGTAGAATATAATGATGCTGTATTGTCTAGCATGTCTGCTGATAAATACGATTACATCCATAGCTGCCTGGGTGGTTCCGCCACCCAAAATGATGTGGTAAAAGAGTACATTGCTAACCAGAAGTATTACGATTCCAAATTTAATTGATATACAATGGAAAAGAATGAAATTTTAAATAGTCACTGGACTGTCCGCAGCAGTGCCGCCCCACAAGAAAATACCAATCATAAGGGAGGTGTATATGGATTTGAATGATAAAAAAGTAAAGACAATACAGGTCATCCCGTCTAATAAGTATTATAGCATACTGGAGGAAGATATGGACGATGAAAAGTATTATACCTATAGGATTATCGATGCTGTTGGTGTGGTTGTATATGAAAACTTAGATACAATAGTAGGCGGTTTTAATACTCAGGTCGAAAGTATAGGTTGTGGCATGGAATTTCCTGAAATACTGATGGGTGATTTACGCGATATATTATTCGCTGAAGATGTAGAAAAATTTATCCTTTATGACGAGATGGTGTTTAATATGTCACGCGAGGATTCCATCAGAGGGATGATAAGGGATTTTTCTCGTACCGACATATTCGTGACGGATGACGCACAATTAATTTTAGATGAAGTAAAATGAATAAACTATGAGACTAGAAGAATTTATAATCCCACCGGAATGCACCCGTATTTCGATCAAAACAGAAAATAAAAAGATAATCATATTGTTTGAACCTGAGAGTCCGAACATTTTCTTCTGCGATGAAACTGGACGAACGGAGGAGGAACCTTGCATAGGTCAATTGGCAATTATGTGGGGAAAAGATCGCAGAGAAGCTATCATCTCAAGAGTAATAGATACGGATTATACAGATTTTGCCTATCAGGCGAAAAACAACGAATGGTATGATCATGCAGTCCGGTTTAGAGACGAAGAACAATATAGTAAAATAATCCAATGTGATACACCATGCCATCCGTAAACGAGAGGCTTAAGAAAAGGCTGGATATAATTTTTGGCCAATATATCCGTCTCAGGGATATAAATGAGGATGGATATATTACTTGTATCTCCTGCGGCCGAACACTCTCTTATGGCGAATCGGAATGCGGTCATTACATAGGCAGAGAGCATATGACGGTTAGATTCGATGAAAAAGACTGCAACGCTCAATGCCACACATGTAATCACGACAAACGCGGAAATCCAGAAGGATATAGGCTAGGTCTTATAAGGAAATACGGGGAGTCGACGGTAGAATCTCTAGAACAGGCTAAAAAACAGACTGATAAGATGTTTGAGTCTGATTATAGAGAGAAGATTGCTCATTATCGGAAGGAGGTAAAACGTTTAAAAAGAGAAAAGTTATGAAAAGAAAAACGAATAAGAAACTTAGATGCAACTGTTTCGATTGCAAATATGCCGGTCCCGTGGTAAACTTCATGGTTTCGTGTTCAATTCATGGTTGTAAACGATCTGTAGGAGTAAGGATGTGTCCATATTTTGAAAAGATGAATGATCGACAAGATAATATTCAAAGCGATCGTTGACACCGAGGATATTGATACCATCGTCTTACGTAACTATTTGGAACAGTGTACGGAAGGTGATGAAGTCTATTATAAATCTACTGCCTACGCGAACTTCGACGGATGCTTTATTGAACTCAGAGGAAATAAATTGAAATGTAAATGCTCTATCTGCAAGCTGTACAGCAAAGGAAAAAACGGCAAACTGGATAACAGTAGGCCAATGACCTTCGCGATGGCGGTCCGGACAATCAAGGAGCTTCTTCTCCGCTTGTGCGTAAGAATGGAGAATGCAACAGTGACATATTACGAAATTGGCATCACGATGAAGATGTCCTACTCTGCAGACTGCTATATCCGGCAGATGCAGGAGATATCGGACAGAATACTTTGGAATGATGCTAATTTTCCGGAATACCGGCAGAAAACAACAGAGAAGAGCAAGTATTTCCGCAAGGTTCTAAAGGTCTATGATAAGTCATTCGAAGCAGGTGAGAAAGGCCGGAAGGTAGGTGACAATATACTTCGGATAGAAACGGTCTACAGGCATCAATCTGTATCAATGCTTGAATTTACCGACTACTTTTTCCTGTCCAAGATGGGGAGAATATTCTACAAGGACTGGTCAGAGATATGCTTTGTGAGAGAATTGTCTGTGACAAAGGGTGTAAAGATATCCCAACTTGAAAAAGCCAGGGAGATCCATCGGCTCGGAACAACGAGATATAAGGAACGCTACAGGCAGATGTTCCTTGATGGAAAGCTGACCAAAAAACAATGGGAGACGATTCGCAACTTTGCGAAAGCGTGGCCGGCTGAGCGTGAGAAATACGTGGAAGAGGTCGGTGAGCTTGAGAAGGAATTCAAGGATCGTCTATTGTCTAATTTCCAGATTGGGATTTTTACACCCGTTCGCAGAAAGTTGTAACTGTTTGATTATCAATATTTTATATAAAACAGAAAGAGCACCATATGGTGCGCGATTAAAACATTGATTATCAAGTAAATAAGGAAATAAAGAATCGAAATTAACAATTTACGGCAACTTGTCCTATACTGCCCGCAGGGTAGTTGGGTAGCAACTTAAGAGGGCAGTTAATTTTAAATGATAACTAAAAAAAGAAAACTATGTCATATAAAGCTTCAGGCGTAATTATTGCGGTAATGCCTACCGCACATGGAACAACAAGAAACGGAAAGGATTGGGAAAAGCAGGAATGTGTGTTGGAGATGTCAGACAAGTACCACACCAAAATGAAGTTCTCGATTTACTCATGGGATGGACCCATCGAGACTCCCCTTAAGACAGGAGACAGTGTTGAGATATCCTTCATGGTAGAAGCAAGGGAGTCAAAAGGAAACTGGTTTAATGAAGTAAAGGCTTATTGTGTTGAACATCAAAAACGATGAAGATTCAAGGCTATCCATTGATTTGTAGTGGAATTCATTACACCGGTTATCATCTAAAAGCAATGTGTAAAGAATGCCCACTATACTCAAGGAAAAAGCAGCCATTTCATAAGTCATGGCGCATAAGTGGAATTGAAAAATGTATAATCAACTATGTTAGTAGGAACAACAAATCTTAATACGACTCTCAACCTGACGTATGTGTTGACAGATGTCGTAGAAACTCTTCTCCTTGACATGAGAAGTGAAATGAAAAAGCAGGGATATGATCTGCGTTATGATGCCAAGCACAATTTCAACACGGCG